TATGTCATACTCGCGGTAAAAGTTTACATTCTCTGTTATCAAGACTGCAGATAACCTCCGAGGACCTTCAGCTATTATCTACTCAAATCGGATACAAAGGAACTTCTAAACCTGCCGTTCCTAATTACTTTAATTCAAATCAACCTTCTACTTTAGTTACTCTTCCGGAACACTACAAAAGCCTAGACTTTAGTTCTACAGATTTAGATGAAAGATTTATCATCAATAAACTAAAAGGTAGAGGATTATCAGAAGATGATATACGTAGATATAAAATAGGATTTATTAAAAATGGGCTTAATAAAGGAATGGCTGTCATTCCTAGCTATGACGATTCTGGTAAGCTTAATTACTATATTTTACGGGATTTTAAAAATAAAAAATATATTAACCCTCCTGTTTCAAAAGATATCATAGTATTTGATCTGTTTATAAATTGGAACGAGGACATCATATTAGTAGAAGGCGTATTTGATGCATTTGCTATCCAAAGTAATGCTATACCTCTTTTAGGAAAAATTTTAAATAATACTCTTAAACGAAAAATAGCAACCAGTAATTGTAAAAACTTTTATATATGTTTAGATGGAGGTGAGAAACCTGCAATGTTGGAAATTGCAGAGTATGTTATTAGAGTAGGAAAGAATGCACATACAGTTACACTTCCTTCTGGAGAAGATCCTTCCTCTATAGGTAAAACTAATATCAAAAAGTTTTTAGAAAAAAGTACAAACATAGACTTAAATACTATGTTTATGAACACCTTATTAAACAAATTTAATTAATGATTACTTTACAAACTGACATTACTGAAGTTGATAAAATATTTCATTTAGCAGACGTGCATATTAGAAACCATATTAGACATAAAGAATATGACCATGTTTTTAAAAAACTAGAACAATATATTAAAGTTAATAGAACGCAAAACTCTATTATATACGTTGCTGGAGATATTGTACATTCAAAGTCTGATATTTCTCCTGAATTAGTTACAATGGTTTCTAGATTTATTCACGGACTAAGTTCTCTCTGTCCTACTTTATTAATATTAGGAAATCATGATTTGAATCTAAAAAATCCTAACAGATTAAATAGTATAAAACCAATTGTAGATTTATTAAAACAGAATAGATCTATAAATAAAAACTTGTATCTTTTAGATGAAAATGAATATTATAAATTTGCACAGATAGGAATATCCGTCATGGAAGTAAGTACTCTTCCAGAAAATTATAAGCTTTCCGAAGAATTAGACACACCTGTTAAAATTGCATTTCATCATGGAGCTGTACATTCTGCTAATACAACTCTTGACTTTACTATAGATAATAAAGAAGTAACTTTAGATTTATTTAAAGGATTTGATTTAGTTTTATTAGGAGATATTCATAAACGTCAAATTTTACAGACTAGATATGAAGATCTTTTAGATACTAAAAGAGTAATATATCCTACTGTAGCATATCCTGGGTCCTTAATTCAGCAAAATTACGGAGAAACTTCAACCGAGCACGGCTTATTAGAATGGAACCTGTCTGACTTTACATATAAGGAAGTAGATATTAAAAATGATTACGGATTTTATACTTTAGAAGTTGAAAAAGGAAAAATACTGAATTGGAATGAGAATGAAATTCCTTCTAAAGTAAGAATGAGAGTAAAGTATGTAGACACTTCTTCTGAAGATAGAAGCATTGTAGAAGCTTTTATACGAAAAAAACGAAAAGTACTTGAACTATCTAGTCAAGTAATAAGGAATTTTCAGGAAAACACTATACTGTCAAAGTATACTCAACAGTTGTCTAAAATTAGAGATGTAGAATATCAAAATTTACTAATTACAGATTATCTTAAGGATTTAAATTTATCAGAATCACAATTAGACGCAATACGGCATATTAATAGAGTTACAAATTCAAAGTTAAGTAAAACTTCTGAATCTAAAATTTTAAGGAATACGTCATGGATTCCTTTAAAGTTTGAATTTTCTAATATGTTTTCATACGGAGAAGATAATATACTTGACTTTTCAACTACTAAAGGTGTATATGGGATACTAGGCCCAAATGCAATCGGAAAATCTACTTTATTTGATGCGTTATGTTTTTGTCTTTTTGATAAATGTTCTAAAACCTCGAAGGCAAAATATGTGCTAAATAAGTCAAAAGACTTTTTTGAAGCTAAATTAAATCTACTTATAGGAGACAGTATTTACGTTATTCATAAAAGAGGAGAGAAAGTATCTTATAAGAAAAATGAAGAAAATGTAAGAGTAATAATTGATTTTTATACTTACGATTCAGACGGTAATAAAAAGTCTTTGAATGGAGATCAGAGAGATTCTACTACTCAAATTATTAGATCTTATGTAGGAACATACGAAGATTTTATTTTAACTTCTTTATCTGTTCAGAATAACGGTACGAACTTTATTGAAAAACCGCAAAGAGAACGTCGCGAACTATTAATCAACTTTTTAGATATTAATGTATTTGAAGAATTATACTCTACTGCTTCGGATTATTTTAATATGTCAGAAGTGAAAAGTAGAGTGAAATTATTTAATAAGGAAGCTATCACAAGCAACTTATCAACAGCCGTTCTGGAGTTGGAAAGTATTGAGGAAGATATAAGTACTTTGTCTTTACAAGTCGCTGATGCTAAACATCTTTTTGACCATCATACAAAAGAGAAGGAAGAACTTCTTTCACAAATTAAGCAGACTGTATCTATAATTTCAGAAGATAGTTTGCTTAGAAATCTCGGAATAGAGACTACTAAATTACAATCTGCTCAAGATAAGTTACTAAAATTTCAGCAAAATAACTTAGCTATAGATTTGCAAGAAGTCACTAATAAAATTACCTCCTGTAATGAAGACGAATTAAAAGAAAATTTTAAACGTTTTCAAAAATTAACACTTGATAAGAATAAATGTATACAAAACCTAGAGTATTTAGATCGTAAAATAAAGGACCTTAGTAAACATATTACAGACTTAGAGAATCATGAATATAACCCCGATTGTGAATTCTGCATTACACATCCTACTGTTCAAATAGGACAGGAGTCTAAACTACAGTTAAAAAAATTAGAAGAAGAAAAAAATATTTTATTCAAAAATCTTGAAGTGCTTAAAGGTATTTTAAAAGAAGTGAGTACATCCGGTAAAGATTTAGAAGATTTGAACAGTCTTAAACAAAAGAGATTAGAATTAGAAAATTCTTTAAAAGTTAATGATTCACAGATACAAGTATGTGAAAAAGAAATACAATTATGTGAAATTAATATAGAAATTATTAACAATAAGTTAAAAAATGTACAAAAGAATAAAGAAATTGAAAATAAGAATATAATAGTAAAAAATACTATTGAAAATTTAGATAAAGAACTTAAAAAATTAAAAACTATAATTGATAATTTAAATTTAAAATTACGAGAAAAGACTGGCGTTCAATATTCAAAGAAAGCATATATAGATAATACTAATAGAGAGTTGCAAGAGATGCAAAAGCTAATTGAAGAACATGAAGCATACTCTTATTACTTACAAGCTGTAAAATTAGACGGCGTACCTTATAAAATAACTAACGAAATAATTCCAGATATTGAAGAAGAAATTAATAATATATTATTAGAAGTAGTAGATTTTAAAATACAATTAGAAACAGATAATAAAAACATTAATGCATATATAGTTTATAGTCCTGAAAAAGTTTGGCCAGTAGAATCAGGATCGGGAATGGAAAAATTTATTGCATCATTAGCAATACGTACCGCACTTATTACTAATACATCCCTCCCTAAACCTAATTTTATATGTATTGATGAGGGGTTTGGAGTACTGGATCCAGAAAATTTAATATCTATGTCCGTTATTTTTGATAAAATGAAACTTCATTTTGATACCCTTTTTTGTATTAGTCATATAGACAGTATGAAAGATATAATGGATTCGTCCACATCGATCGAGTTAAAAAATAGTAATTCATTTATACAGTGTAATTAATTTTTATATACAATGAAAGTAACCTTTATAACAAAATGTACAGATGTTTCAAATTTTATTAATACAAGTTTGAAAAGCAATTTAAATATTATAGATAAGTATTATACAGATTATAAATTAGAAAATTTAGAGATTGATTGGACAATTTATATCTCCGAAGACATATATGAAGACAGTTCTAGTATAATAAGAGAAGCCTTAACAGTAGTTAAGACTAACCTTTTAACATTGCAGCATATAAATATTCAACCCGTAAATAGAGACTTGGAAGACGAATTAAAGTACTATATTGAAACTATTACAGAAGATACTTCAGAAAAGTGGATAATGGTTTTAAAAGATACTTTTACTGTTCACGAGAACTTTCTTAGATGTATTACTTCTTTCGATAGAAACATTTTAGAAAAAACATCTGTATTAGTTTTTCATGAAGATTTAAATTATAGTACATCTGAAAAACTAAAAATATATGAAGGAACACTTCCAGTATTATTACAGAGTAAACTTAAAGTAACTCAAAGTTTATTTAAGTTTGAGGACGTTAAGTCTTTAGAGTATTATAATCAAGAAGGTATATATAACATTTTGTATGATAAAAATCCTTCAAGTATATACTTTACAGATTGTATTGGAGTTTTTTATACTGTCTTTAATAATGTTTCAAATAAATTTTTACCAAGCATTTTATATATTGGTACTGATATTAAACTTATTAAAACCACAAATGCATTTAATGCTTCTGAAAAATATTTAAACATAATCTATCAATTTAATGATGAAAATCTACATACGATATTAGAAACATCTAGTATAGATTTAATAGTAACAGAAAAAGAATTAACTAATAGTTTACCTATACTTCATAGTCAACCTTTAGAGATCCGAAGAAAGTGGATTGAGACATCTAAAGATGATTTATTAAAAGGTGATATAATTTATGATTCATATATAAGGACATGTTTAACCAACCATGAAAGTAAAGATAAAGTTTCCATTTATACTTCAACTTATAATACAGGTTCTAATATTTTAAAAGTTTATCATTCCTTAAGAAATCAAACTTATATATATTGGGAATGGTGTGTGGTAGATGACAGTGAAGATAATAATCAAACTTATAATATTTTAAAAACTATCGAAAAACAAGACTCTAGAGTTAAAATTTTTAAATTTAATAAAAAGTCTGATTCTAACATAGGAGAAGCTAAGTATAGAGCAGCCTGTTTATGTACAGGAGAGTATCTGCTTGAATTAGATCATGACGATTTACTCCTTTCAAATGCATGCGAACTACTTGTAAGAGCTGGAAAAACTTATACAAACGCAGGATTTTTTTATTCTGATGGTGTAATTTTAGATGAAAACTACCAGTCCGTTAATTTTGGAGAGTATTGGGCATTTGGATATGGAACATATAGAGAAGAAGTCTTAGATATATTTGGATTACGTAAGGTAACAATTCCAGTAACTCCTAATATAAATCCTAAAACAATTAGACATATAGTAGGGAGTCCTAATCATTTTAGGGCGTGGCGTACCAAAGTATATCATCAAATTGGCGGATATAACAGACAGATGCGCATTGCAGATGATTATGAGTTAATGGTTCGTACATTTTTAAACACACCCATGGTTCATATTCCATACACATGTTATGTACAATTTATGAACGGAAAAAATACTCAAGATATTAATAGACCAGAGATAAGTAGAAAAGTTGATTATATAAGACGTTTTTATAACGAACAGATTGTTTCCAGATTTAATCAGTTAGGAATTGAAGACTGGTGTAATTCAGAATATAAGTTTATTACGGAACGTTCTAGGTTTGAAGAAGATGAAGGTGTAGCAAATCTAATTTTTAATTAAACCCTTACAATATTTATATAAAAATGCTTTAAACCTACAATGGCCATACAAAATAAATTAAGAACAGGTTTACAGTTTGATGGAGATTTATATAGTTTAAAATACTTTGGAGTTTCAGAGAATTATACATCTTTGAAACGAGGAAGTAATATTATTACTTTAACGCCCTCAAAGTATTTACTTCCAGGCAGTAGAATAGCTATTGAAGTAATTCACGAAAACGGAACACAAATACCTGTCCAAAATGAAAATAAAAACACAAAAAGTGGTACAACTGTTTTAAGAATTGTAATTCCAGAAAATATACCTGCAGGCGGATTAGATTTTTACATTGCCGGCATTGCCATTAGAGATTATGATACAAACACACCTTTAGATACAAGTAGTATAAACACAGTTTGGCACGGAATTAGTAGAATACGAGATAGTGATTTAGAAATTTATACACCAGAAGATATAATACTTTCTAAACCGGTTGTCGATATAAAGACAACTATAACTGCTGTAGATGTACCTTACTATGAAACATCTGGAAGTAGATCTACCTCTAGTTTATTTGAATATCCTATTAAATATTTTCCAGTTATTTTTGAATATACTGGAGACAGAACTGCAATTGATAGGAACTTTACAGAAGGCATATCTAAAGTTTTTAATTCTCAAAGTAGTAGCTTTACCGAACTTGTAACAATACCTACTAGTTTAGAATATCCTTCTTTAGTTAGTACAGAACCCGTGTTTACATCGGATATGGTAGGCGGAAGTATTACATTGCAGCCTTTAGTTGATAATTACGTACCTTCTAATAAGGTAGGAACACTCCCTACTATTCCCAATTATACCTCAAATATTGTAAATGTAATTAACAACACGACTGTAAATGTTGATAAAACCTTTAGCTATATAGTTCAAGGACGAAATACTTCTGAAAATTTAATTATTGATAGATTTGATGCAAATACATTTTCAGTAGACTATAATTATACTCCTCAAATATCGCCTGGCCAAAAAACAACCGGGTATGCTAAAATTTGCTTTACAAATACAGCTACATCTAATGGAAAAATTGATAAGGTTAAAGTAGGTGCAAAACCAGTCGGAGCCGTCGGAGCTCCTGTTGATATTGGTACATACACTCCCTACCCTCCTCAAAAATTAAATATCTCAACTGCTCCTTATCCAAATATTCAAACTGATCCTAGACTAGGTATAGTCTCAAACACATCTCAACAGTACGCAACTCAAGAACAAGCAGAAGCTTTTTTTAATAGTTTTATTGCAGATAAAAGCGGAGTTACGGTTGCTTCAAATACAGTATCACAATCTAGTTCATATCTATTAAATTCTACAGTTTTAAATGAGTCTGCAGATCTTGAAACATTTTCTGTATTAGAAGTGAAGTCCGAATCTACATCAGAATTACTACAAGACACAGAATATGTGTTTGAGTTTGATGCATACGGACAAGTAGGAGCTTCAGGAAAAAATCCAGGTTTAGAAATTTATATAAAAGGTACAGGCGTTGACGGTTTAGAGACAAGTACCGAATTAGGTACACGTATTGGAATTATCAATACATCTAGAGGTCAGTTATTATTAAATCAAAGCTATAAATTTAAAACAGCCGGGACTAATATAAATGTACAGCCCTTACTTGTAAACAAAGGAGGTAACTGGCATATCTCAAAGGTAAGTCTTAAACCAACTTCTGAAAAAAATAATTCTCCTAATGAGCTATGTGTTGATGTACCATTAGATAATTTACCTGTAAATAAAATAAATGATGAATATATTTTTATAATTGATTTTATAGGATCAAATGGAAAACCTTTAAATTTAAATATAATAACAAATAGTTTAATAGTTAATAGAAATAGTACTATTGATGAAAATTTATTTATAAATACTATAAATAGTAGTTTGTCTGTTAAAAATTTAATTGTAAATTTAGTAGATGAATTTGAGAGTATTGAAATTATTAGCGGTAGTTTTGACAATGAAACACGTACATTAACACTTTTTAAAAGTAATGGCGACCAAGTTATAATTGATAATTTTAACGTTACAGGACCGCAAGGGGTTCAAGGATCCCAAGGAATACAAGGCAGGCAAGGAGTGCAAGGAAATGAAGGACCTTATGGATTGCAAGGATATCAAGGAAATGAAGGACCCTATGGATTGCAAGGATATCAAGGAAATGAAGGACCCTATGGAGCACAAGGTTTTCAAGGATTTCAAGGAAACATCGGAGCACAAGGTTTTCAAGGATTTCAAGGAAACATCGGAGCACAAGGTATACAAGGTTTTCAAGGAAACATCGGAGCTCAAGGTATACAAGGTTTTCAAGGAAACATCGGAGCTCAAGGTATACAAGGTTTTCAAGGATTTCAAGGAAACATCGGAGCACAAGGTATCCAAGGTTTTCAAGGAGCTCAAGGTATACAAGGTTTTCAAGGATTTCAAGGAAACACCGGAGCTCAAGGTATACAAGGTTTTCAAGGATTTCAAGGAAACATCGGAGCACAAGGTATCCAAGGTTTTCAAGGAGCTCAAGGTATACAAGGTTTTCAAGGATTTCAAGGAAACATCGGAGCTCAAGGTATCCAAGGTTTTCAAGGATTTCAAGGAAACATCGGAGCACAAGGCATCCAAGGCATTCAAGGCATACGAGGATTTCAAGGTTTTACCGGCGAACCAGGAATCGGAGTTCAAGGATTTCAAGGTCTACAAGGTATCCAAGGGTTTCAAGGTATTCAAGGAATACAAGGAGCACAAGGCGTACAATGCTTTACAGAAAATACAGCTATAAATATTAGTATCTTTGATACTAAACCTATAAAAGAATTTAAAGTAAAAGACGAAGTAATGTGTTATAATATAGAGCAAAATTTAATACAAACCTGTACTATACGAAAAATTCATAAAGGAAAATCTACAAACTTAATTGTAATTAATGAAGAGATATATACTACCGATGAACATCCGTTTTACGTATATTCTGAAAATAACATATATAACTGGAAAAGAGCAAAAGACTTACGTATAGGAGATAAGCTGAAAACAGTTTATAATGAGGTACAGGAGATTATAAGTGTATATACTGAAATATTACAAACGCCTGTCGATGTATATAATTTTACTATAGATGATTTTAGTAATTTTTATGTTCATGGAATGCTCGTACATAATGCAGATGATTTCTCTTACAAAATAGGACCTCAAGGTACACAAGGGATACAAGGATATCAAGGTGATATAGGTGCGCAAGGAATACAAGGATATCAAGGCGGTCCAATCCCGTAATATCTTATTTAAATTTTAAAATAGAATATATATGGAAAATAGGTATATAATATATCCAGGTCGTTTTCAGCCAATGGGCTATCATCATGTTGAAGCATATAAACACCTTGTTAGTAAATTTGGAGATAATGTATTTATATGTACCACAGATAAAGTAAATGATTTAGATAGTCCTCTGTCTTTTGAAGATAAAAAAGTTATAATAACAAAAATGGGCATTCCCGACTCTAAAATCATCTCAACATTAGGAGGAAGTCCTTATAATATAGAACACGTTACAGATAGTTTAAGTAAGTTACTAGGAAAAAAGTTGAATAGTGAGAATGATATTCTTATCTTTGCTCATGGAAAGAAAGATGACGGACGATTTTCGTATACAAAAAAAGACGGAACACCAGCTCGGTATCAACCTTATACTTCTGGTAATTTACTTCCTTATAATAAGTTTGCATATATTTACCAAATACCTACAATAAACATTTCTATGAAAGATAAATCTCAAATGTCTGGAACTGCCTTAAGGCAATATTTAGGACAATGTGCACCTGAAGAGTTTAAAGCTTTAATGGGATTCTATGATTCTACGATTCATAAAAAATTAAAGAATAGTATTAATGGTTTAGATAAAAATCTAATAGAGAGTACTTTGAAAGAAAGTACAAATATAAGTATTTCAGATTTATATAGAGACTTTAAAAAGAAGTCTATTGATAATGTTAAACCGTTCAAATCTCAACATGAATTAGAAAAAGAGTTAAAAGATGTTATTAATGAAGCAAGAATACAGACTGAGAGTGAACGATTAAAATACTATAAGCAATATATTAAAAATATACTTCCATCAGGGTTTGAAGTATCGTTTGAAAGCGGAAAACTTATTATACAGGAAAAAAATAATATATAATGGGAGGCGCAGCCGGTCATTTAAATCATCCTCATGATCGTCGTGATTTAACTTTTTCTGATTATAGAGAAATAATCACAAGAGGTATTAATGGAACTTTAAATAAAGAAAGCGAATTAGAAGAAAAAGTTGACGGATTAAATTTACAGATAACCTATAAACAGGGCAGATTAAAAGCTGCAAGAAACAAATCTGAAATAGTAAATCCTTTAACGTCTCAACAGTTAAAAGATAAATTTAAAGATAGAGGAGATATTGAAAAAGCATTTTCATTAGCAATTGATGATGTAGAATCGGCATTTAGTAAACTTCCTGCTCCCTTTTTAACAAATTTTTTTAAAGATGGATTAAGATTTGCAAATATAGAAATAATATATCCTCCTGTCTTTAATATAGTTTCTTACGGGAAGCAACCTTATATTCAATTATTAAATGTAATAGAATATGATGGAAGCGGTTATCCTATTCAATTTACTTCCAAAATTGTACAAGATTTAGCAAATTTAATAGATCAGTATAAAGTTAGTAACCAGAAAACTTTTCAAATAATTCCTACTAGAATTATTGAAGTAGATAAGTTAGACAAAGGTAAATCTTTTCAAACTATATTATTAGAAAGTTTAAATACTTTACGATTAGAATTTCAATTAGATTTTTCTAATACAGTAGAGGACTACCATAAAGCATGGTGGGGCCGTTTTATTGATACTAAGTTTCCATCCCTCCCTAAAGATGTTAAAACTTTGTTAATTAATCGATGGGCACTTGAAGATAGATCAGAAAGATTAACTAAAGGATTGTTTGACAATTCGAATCTTTACGAAAATGTACGAACTATAGATAAAGAACTTCAAAAGGTATATGCAAAACAAAATGAAGAAAAATTTGAAAAGATCATATTAGAATTAGGTGTACATGTTTTAAATACTGCTTCGAATTACTTATCTACTTTGACTAGAGAGGAATTTAAAAAACAAATTTCTAAAAGAATATTAGAAATAAAAGCACAAGCAGTAGAAGAAGACGATAAAAAAGCCGTTGTTAAATATCTAGAAAAGATTAAAAACCTGGGCGGGATGGACTACCTCATACCTATTGAAGGTATCATCTTTACCTATAAAGATGAAATATATAAGTTAACTGGATTATTTGCACCCTTAAATCAATTACTTGGAGTATTTAGATATAATAGTTAATTTCATAAATCGTTATCTATTTATATCAAAAGAAAAAAGAATATGAAATTAACAGATTTATATTTTCAAATAAAAGAAGAAAAGAGTACAAACTTAGCATATGAACTTCAAGGAGATTTAAAAAAATCTGTTAGAGAAATCGAACAAGCCATTAATAATAGTGCAAACAAAAAGAACGAAGTTCTCGGAACAGTTTCAAGTCTTATCTTAGCACTTCCAGATATAGTAAAAACTTTAAGTAAAGTAGGGAAAGTAATTGCAAAAAAGCTTCAAGAAAAAATAAATCCTAATGCATTAAAAGCCTCAAAAGGAGAACAGTTTTTTGAAGAGTTAGGAAAGTTTGCAGACCAGATTAAAGACATGTACATCTCTTTAATAAACGGTATTATCAAGAAGTTTGTTAAAGATGAAGATAAATCTAAAAAATTATCAATACTATTTTTTCATATTTTACTTGCCATCTCCTTTACATCCGCAGGAGTACAATCATTACAGAATATTAAATCAGGAAGTATAAATTCTGTACTATTAGATGCTATACAAGCTGCATTAGAAGGCGGCCCCGGCGGATTATTAAAGTTTTTTATAGACGGTGTAAAAAGTATTACAGGTGGAAAAGCAATCGGTGCAGCCGGAGCTGCTACTTTAAGTGCTATAAATTTAAAAAAATCATAATTTTTTTTAGTATAAAACATAGTAATTAAAAACTACTGACTATTTATAAAAGAATATATTTAAAACTTACAAAACAAAAACTAAATAATTATGAACTATAGAAGTAGAAATTCTTCAAACTACGGTAGAAGACGTAGACTTATAATGGAAGCTCTAGGATATAATGAGCAGATGAAAAAACTTTTAGATTTAGCAGATGCTGAGAAAGCTGGCGGAGATCAAGGTATATCAAGTCCATTGGAACGAGCTGTAAGAGGTCTAAATGTTTTTCTATCTGCTTTATATAAAGTGAAAAACGATACATTTGAAACTATTAAAGATGAAAAGGGTGATCCGATCAATGTTGGAGAGTATATTATATCCCAGTTATTGGATACGATAATAAACGATTCTGACTTTGCAAGCGCAATTGGACGCGCAATTAAGACTCAAAAAGCCAGCGCTTTAGGTAGCAAATATGGAAAAGCACAACAAGAACCAGGAGAGCAGCAAGCACTAAATAATAGTTTTGATAGGAGAGAAGAAGGATACTTTAGACGCGGAGTAAACGAATCTCGAAACAGTAGATATCATTCCCGTCCTACAAATCGGAGAAGGTATTTGTAATATAATTTTTAAATCATAAAAAACCCTTCCTTGAAATAAAATTCATAGAAGGGTTTTTTTATATAAAAAATAAACAAATGAGCAAGTTACGAAACATAAAAGTGGTGAAGGATATGCTTGAAGGCAATCATCGTTCACAAACAAGAACAGTTGTAGGATATGAACCTAAAAAAGAATATGTAAAAAGAGAAGTCGGTGAAATTTGGGATGAAACACTTCCGGACGGTACCGTAATAGAATGGGAACAGAAGAAGGGATACAAAATAAAACGACCTAAAAATTTAAAAGTTTTATCAGATGTACGAGAATTTTTACAGCAGTATCCTAATTGTTATGTAGATTGTAAAAAGAAGAAAAGAAAAAATTATACAAAATATGACGATGATACTAGAAAAATTCACGGAATGTGTTTAGACTGTCTTGCAAGATTTGAAACACAGTTAAAGGTGGAAGGCAAATTTGAAGAATATGAAAGAGAAAAAAAACTAAACTCTTTAATAGATCTTTTTAAAGAAGCCGAAAAAGAAAAAGAAATTATAAAACAGTCTTTAGAAAGTATTAATTTTGCAAACGAGGATGGAACACAGGAACGCTGGAATGTTGAAAATAAAGAAGCCTTTCTTTTAAAGATTGATGAAGATTTTGAAAAGTTAAAGAATTCTTTAATTGAACCTTTATTGCCATCCCAGCCTGAAAATTAATTAAACTCTAAGCTATGAGCGACTTTAAACCGCAACAGAAGACCTTAAAGCAAGTAATTGCCGATGAATTTTTAAAGTGTTCTAAGGATCCTATACACTTTATGAAAAAGTATTGTATCATTCAACATCCTGAACGCGGCAAAATTAACTTTCACTTATTTCCATTTCAAGAACAGTGTTTAACTGATTTTGATAGAAATAGATTTGTAATAATTAATAAAGGTAGACAGCTTGGACTTTCTACATTAGTAGCAGGATTTGTATTGTATAAGATGAGATTTAATAGTGATTTTAATTCACTTGTCATTGCAACAAAACAAGAGGTTGCAAAAAACCTTGTTACTAAAGTAAGAGTGATGCATGAAAATTTACCTTCGTGGTTAAAAGGAGAAGCTACAGAAGATAATAAACTAAGTCTTAGATTCTCTAACGGATCTCAGATTAAAGCAATTGCAGCATCTTTAGATGCAGGAAGATCAGAATCATTATCATTATTAATAATAGATGAAGCTGCCCATATTGAACCAGATTTAATTGAAGGAATTTGGGCATCTTCTCAATCTACATTGGCAACCGGAGGAGGCGCTATTCTTATATCTTCGCCTAATGGTACTGGAAATTTATTTCATAGAAAGTGGTCCGAAGCAGAACAAGGAAAACAATTTTTTCCAATTAACTTACCCTGGTATGTACATCCTGAAAGAAATCAAACATGGCGAGATCAACAAGATGAACTTCTCGGCCCTAAAATGGCCGCACAAGAAAACGACTGTTCCTTTATCACTTCCGGTCATACTGTTATAGATGGTCCAATTCTTGAATGGTATAAAGAAACATATGGACAAGAACCTTTAGAGAAAAGAGGATGGTCAGGAGATTACTGGGTATGGGAGTATCCTAGATATGATCGTACTTATATAGTATCTGCCGACGTTGCAAGAGGAGATGGAAGCGATTATAGTGCTTTTGTGGTAATAGATGCTGAATCAGTTACCCAGGTTGCTGAATTTAAAGGACAGTTAAGTACTACAGAATTTGGACATATGCTTGTAGCAGTAGCTACTGAGTGGAATAACGCGCTTCTAGTAATTGATAACGGAGGCGTTGGTTGGGCTACCATTCAAGTAGCATTAGATAGTCAATATAATAATATATTCTTTCATTATAAAAATGATCCCTATACGGACGATTTTAAACATTTAACGAGAGGTTATGATGTTCAAGATAGATCTAAAATGATTCCAGGTGTATCAATTAATAGTGGAACTAGACCGGTTATGATATCAAAATTAGAAACATACTTTAGAGAAAAAACTCCTATATGTAAAAGTAGACGGTCTATCGATGAGTTTTTTACTTTTATATGGAAGGGAGGTCGTGCCCAAGCTCAAGGAGGATATAATGATGATTTAACAATGTGTTGGGCTGTAGCATTTTGGGTGCGAGATACCGCACTAAAGCTAAGACAACAAGGAATTGAGATTACAAAAGCTACTCTTAGTAATTTTAGTTCTACACTTTCTCCCCGAACATCGTATTCCGGAAGATATGAATACGATAATCAGTGGAAGATGGAAACAAGAAACGGAGAAATAATGGATTTAACATGGCTGCTCGGAAAATAAAAAATACTCACCTATTTATAGGTATTAGTACTGTCTATAATTAATCATATAATTTTTTAATTTTATTTCACAAGATGAGTGAGAATTCTAATAATAAATTCTCTTTTAGAGAAAGACTTGCAAAGTTATTTTCCGGACAAGCTATTGTTCGAAGAACAAAAGATAATAAATTAAAAGTTGTGGATCCTACAATGTTTCAATCTTTAGGAGATCCAATTCAACCACCTTATCATCAAGGATATTATTCAGGTTTACATACGTATAAAGCAACCGGATATTATACACCTACTACTGCTTTTAACTTTAATACTGCCCGTATCGAATTATATAGGGATTATGAAGCTATGGATGAAGATCCTATCCTAGCAAGCGCATTGGATATCTATGCAGATGAATGTACAATTAGAGATCCTGAAGGCTGGCTTCTTTCTATTAAAACAAGTAATGAAGAGCTTAAACAAATACTATATAACCTATTTTACGATATTTTAAATATTGAATTTAATTTATGGCCATGGATTCGAAATACGTGTAAGTATGGAGATTTCTATTTAAAATTAGCACTTCAAGATAAAATTGGAATTGTAAATGTAGATCCTATGAGTCCTTATGATGTTACAAGATCGGAAGGACTTGACGATAGGAATATGCAAAAGATTAAATTCTTTTATAATAATAGTAATTCTGAAATGGTTGATTCAGGTCAGAGTGAATTAGATTATTTTGAAGTAGCACATTTTAGACTCTTATCTGATACAAACTTTTTACCATATGGACGGTCTATGCTTGAAGGTGCAAGAAAAGAATTTAAAAGACTAGCTTTAATGGAAGACGCGATGATGATACATCGTATAATGAGAGCACCTCAGAGAAGGGTTTATAAGATAAATGTAGGTAATTTAAATCCTAATGAGATTGATGACTATATGAGAAACATTATGGATAAAAATAAGAAAGTTCCATATATGGATGAAGATACAGGTCAGTATAATCTCAAGTTTAACCTGCTTAATATGATTGAAGATATCTACATTCCAGTACGAGGTGGAGATTCTCAAACAGAAATTGATACCCTAGACGGACTTGGTAATGAAGGTATGATCGAAGATGTAGAATATATTAGAAACAAGATGATGGCTGCTTTAAAAATTCCAAAAGCCTTTTTAGGATATGATGAAAACTTGGAAGGGAAGGCCGTCTTAGCAGCTGAAGATGTTCGATTTGCTCGCACTATAGAACGTATTCAAAAAATATTTGAATCAGAGTTAAATAAAATTGCAATTATACATTTATACTTGCAAGGTTTTAATGACTTTGAATTAGTTGATTTTGAACTATCCCTTAACAATCCATCTATAGTATATGAACGGCAGAAAATGGAGATAATGACTGAAAAAATGCAGTTAATAGCTTCTATGAAAGATACACGGATGGTTTCAAGAAAATATATTTATGAAAATATATTAGGATTGAGCGCAGATGAGTGGATAAAAGAAGAAGATCTTTTAATAAATGATCAGATAAAAGAGTGGGGATTAAATGAAGCTGGAAATTCTGGTAAAGATCCATTTACAATTTATCCAGAAGATGAAGAACAGCCTGATCAGGGAGGCGGAGATGAATTTGGGTTTGAAGAATCTGGATCAGGACTTCCGGATTATCCTATGGAAAGAGGTACTCCTTTTGAACCTCCACAGACAGAGGAAGGTGAAGAAGGCCTTGAGAGTCTTGAAAGTGAAACCGCCCCTGAAAGCAGTGAAGCACCTGAAGCAGGCGAACCAGCCCCTGCTGCACCTAAAGAAGAATCACCAGTTAAAGAAGAAAGTGTAGAAAGAAAAAGAGTAACAAGAAGTAAATTAGATTTAAAAAGAAGATCAGAACCTGCATACGGACGTGACCCTTTTAGTAATAAGTCTTCAAAATCTGATATAGATTTTACTAATAATTTTGCTTATGAAAATAAAAGTAATACCCATCATCTATTAGATCAATTATCTAACAGGTTTGGAACTGGAAAGAGACAAACATTAACAGAGATGCTTGATCCGGATTTAGATTAAAGGTTTCTTTAATTTATACACTATTTATTAAAAATTAAATAATACTATGGAATATAAAAGTCTAAAACATAAAAAAATAAAAAACACCGGACTGTTATATGAATTTTTGATTAGACAAGCTACATCAGATATACTTAAAGGTAATCCGCCTTCAAGTTTAGATATAATTAAAAAATATTTTAAAGGTAAGTCGCCTTTAAAAGAAGAGTTAGAACTTTATAATGTTTTACTTAATCAGAAAGTGAAAGATTCAAGTACAGCCCTTCAGGTAATTGATACAGTTTTAGAAACTCGAAACAAAATAGATAATAACAATCTTTTAAAACAGAAATATAACCTTTTAAAAGAAATAAAGAATAAATACGATGTAGATCTTTTCTTTAAGACTAAGATTGCAAACTATCCTGTATATGCATCTATCTACACTTTACTAGAACATAGATCCCAACAAGGCATTGAAGAATACATTAAGCATAAGATATTAATCAGTGAACAGATGCTTAGTTCAAATACTAAGACCACTGAAATAGATGTACAAAAATTAACTGATAATGTAGACCCGGAGTTAAAGAATTTAGTATTTAAAATTATGACTGAAAAATTTAATGAAAAATGGGGCACTTTAAATGAAGATCAAAAAGAAGTATTACGACAGTTTAT